ATGTATAGAATGCCGTCTTGCGCGTTCGCGCATGTGGGCGATTCGTTGTGTACATGAATCAAAAATGGCAGAGGATAACTGCTTCATTACTCTGACCTATAACGATGAACATCTGAAAAAGTATTGTCCAGGTGGATCATTGAACAAGAGGCAATTCGTATTGTTTATGAAAAGACTTCGGAAAGAAGTAGGAAAAGTTAGGTTCTTCCATGCTGGCGAATACGGTGAGAATTTAGGAAGACCTCATCACCATGCTTGCTTGTTTGGCTTCGATTTCGAAGACAAGAAATTGTGGAAAACAAAACAGGGTGTAAGGCTTTGGACAAGTGAAACACTTAACAGAATATGGGGACATGGGTACTGTGTAATAGGTGAAGTTACCTTTGAGTCGGCTGCTTATGTTGCCAGGTATATCATGAAGAAAATCACGGGCGAAGAGGCCGTGGATCATTATCGGGGCAAGGAGCCGGAATATACCACCATGTCCCGTAGGCCAGGGATCGGAAAAGAATTCTTTGACAAGTTCCAATCCGACATATATAATTACGATAGAGTCGAAATAAGAAATAAATTGGTCAGGCCTCCACGCTATTACGATGGATTGTATGAAGTGGAGCATCCGGACAGGATGGAAAAAATAAAACTTAACAGAAAGGAAAAAATAAATAGCAAAAAATCAAAAACAAAAACAGAAAAGTATCAAAAGTTCATTCAGGATCAAAAAAACGCAAAAATCAAAAAACAGAAAAACATCAAAAACAGAGGGCTTGAAAATGAATAACGACATGTTCGCAATTCGTGACAGAAAAATCGGCGCTTACAAAGCGCCCTTTGTCGCACGCAACGCCGGCGACGCATCCCGCATGTTCGCGGGAGCAATCAAACAGGGTAACACCCAACTCTCGGAGTATCCCGAGGACTTCGATCTCTTCTTCATTGGAACATTCAACGATCTCTCCGGCCAACTCGATTCGGTAAAGCCCGAATTCGTGTGCTCGGCAATATCAGTCGTGGGCGCGCAAGCGAGCGGCCAGAAAGCGCTCGCGCCAAGCGCGCCAAGCGCAGAAGGGGGGGTGTCGTGAGTTTCTACGCTCGGGGGGTTTCTCCCCTTGTCCCAGCGGACAACAGATGTGCAACGGTGAATACGTTGCCCAGCCTTACCCAACAGCATCACCTTGAAGAGGTGAATATCAACAAAATCATCTCACGGTTCAACAAAACAGGGGTTCTCGGGGACGGCGTAGTGAGGACTCCGAGATACGCCGATGTGAGTCTGTTCGGTGACTTCAGCCAGGCTCAGCAGAAGATTGCAGAGGGGAGGGCGGCTTTTGCCGCCTTGCCCGTTTCGGTTCGGAAACTGGCAGGGAACGACCCGATGCGTTTGTGGGAAGTGCTCAACAATCCCGAGAACCGGATCATGCTCGAAAAAGCGGGGGTTTTGAAAGCCCCCGAAAAGCCCGAGCCGGCGAAGCCGGAAGGGCAGGCCGCACAGTAAACCCTCTTGATGTAACTGTGCGGACTGACACCAAAAGGTAAAAAAATGGCAAACGATACGCTTCTGATGGTCGCAAACAATGAAACCGCGCAATCAATCGCGGTTATTCTTCAGGGGCTATTTCTGATCATTGGCGCACTTTCCACCCTCTTCAGGAGGAAGTAGTATGAAGTCTGTAATGGCTCATCAGTTCAGCAACATTCCGCGCGTCGAGATACCGAGAAGCGTCTTCAACAGGTCGCACGGGCACAAGACCACGTTCAACGTTGGCGACCTCGTACCGATCTATGTCGACGAGGCTCTCCCTGGGGACACGTTCAGGCTCGACGCTTCGATCTTCGCGCGGCTCGCGACGCCGATCGCGCCGATTATGGACAACATGTTTCTCGAAACGTTCTTCTTTGCCATCCCTCACAGGCTGGTGTGGAACTCATGGCAAGCGTTCTGCGGTGAGCGTCTTGATCCCGATACGGATATTACGGGTCTGCTAGTTCCCCAGGTCACGATCAACACCGGAACCGGTGTGGCCGTGGGAACAATCTTTGACTACATGGGGATTCCCACGGGTGTGGATGACATCAATGTGAACGCGCTGCCTTTCAGGGCGTACAACCTCGTATACAACGAGTGGTTCAGGGATCAGAATTTGCAGGATTCGATCACCGTGGTCAAGACGGATTCGGATGACTCTCCCAGCCTTTACACATTGAAGAAGCGGAACAAGCGGCACGACTATTTCACGTCGTGTCTGCCGTGGCCTCAAAAGGATGATGCGGTCACCCTGCCGATTGGGGACGATGTGCCTGTAGTTGGAACCGGCAACGTGCTCGGAGTGATCGCGGCGGCAAAGGATTCTCCCTTCCCTGTGACCGAGGGTCAGATTTGGGTGACCAATTCAACGAGTGTCAACTATCTCGGGTTAAACAATTCCCCGACATACAGCGAGCACGTCGTAGACAGTACCGTGTTCAATCAGGGCGTTCAGAGCAGGGACGGTGTGGGCGTCGGTGTTTCGGAAGACCCCGACAAGTCGGGGCTGATTGCGCTCATGTCTGACGCAACTGCGACCACGATAAACGCGCTTCGTGAGGCGTTCCAGTTGCAGCGGATGCTCGAACGTGACGCCAGGGGCGGTACAAGGTACACCGAGATCATCCGTTCACATTTTGGTGTCATATCACCCGACGCTCGGCTTCAGAGGCCGGAGTATCTCGGCGGGGGATCCTACCGTGTTAACATCAACCCTGTCCAGCAGACGGCACCCACAACGGCAACAAGCACCCCGATGGGTTCGCTTGCAGCGTTCGGTACGGTGGCCGGTACTGGTGGCGGTTTCAACAAGTCGTTCACCGAGCATTGCGTCATTCTCGGCTTGGTCAATGTCAGAGCAGACTTGACTTATCAGCAGGGAATCAACAGGATGTGGTCGCGGCAGACGCGTTACGATTACTACTGGCCGAGTCTCGCCCACTTGGGCGAACAGGAAGTACTCAACAAGGAGATCTTCGCGCAGGGAACCTCTGCCGACGATCTCGTCTTCGGGTTCCAGGAGCGGTACGCGGAATACCGTTACAAGCCCAGTCAGATCACGGGCGCGTTTCGGTCAACCTATGCCACTTCGCTGGACGTGTGGCATCTCTCAGAGGAGTTTGCAACTCTGCCGGAACTCAACGATACGTTTATCAAGGACAACACGCCGCTGAGCCGGTGCATTGCGGTGTCCGAGCGTTCGGCACCGCAGTTCATCTTTGACTGCTACTTCGATCTGAAGTGTGCGCGACCCATGCCGGTTTACTCTGTTCCCGGCTTGATCGACCACTTCTAACCGGCTGGGGGGCTGCAGCCCCCCATGCCATTACAGAGGAAAAAAAATGGCAATTACAACAGGTGCGGCCATTCTTGGCGGTGCGGCTATGGAAGCCGCTGGGTCAATGATGTCGTCTGCCCAGGGCGCGCGTTCAGCCAGGGAACAGATGGCATTTCAGGAAAGGATGTCGTCAACTGCTCATCAGCGAGAGGTGGCGGATCTGAAAGCCGCCGGACTCAATCCGATATTATCGGCTGGGGGTCACGGGGCTTCTGCTCCCGTTGGTGCAATGTTTACTCCCGAAAATCCCGTAAAGGGATTGGCCATGACAATGGCAAGACGGCAAGAGCTGGCACAAAGCAATCTTTTGAACAAAAAGGCCATCGAAAAGATGGATAATGAAATAGTGGAATCGCAAACCCGTTCAGGTTTGAATTCTGCGACGGCAGAGAAAGTGTTACAGGAAAAACTGAGCGAAGCGGTGAGAACTGCCATGCTTGGAAAAGAGATGGAATTTCTCGGAGTTCGTGCTGGTCGGGAACTTGCGGAAACAACTCTGACGAATGCGCGAGTGTTGAACGAGAAGGCAAACTTCGAGAGATTCAAAGCAGATCTGCCGAGTTTGCAGACAAAGTATCTCTACGACAAGACCAGCGGAAAAGTAACGAAATTACTGAAACACGCAAGAGAAGATATTGTTGGACCTGGTGGGTTACCAACGATAATGTTGCCGTTGAAAGCACCTCCTGTCATCAACAAATTTCCGACAAATATTTTTCAAAGGTAAGGGGGTGATTAGGATGCGAAGACACAAGATGTCCCGCCGTGGTTCGAAGAAGAACTTCCGGCGTGGAGCCGGAACCAGGAAAACAAATCTGCGTACCATGCCGATGCGTGGGGGGTGGCGGATGTGAGTTGTCTACATCCTATCACCGCTTGGAGAGACAGAAAGGGTCAGCGTTCTGACGGACGCTGGCCTATTGTATTTGACCCAGATGAGGGTCACCCAGGTGAAGTTCTAAAACTCCCTTGTGGTCAATGTATAGAATGCCGTCTTGCGCGTTCGCGCATGTGGGCGATTCGTTGTGTACATGAATCAAAAATGGCAGAGGATAACTGCTTCATTACTCTGACCTATAACGATGAACATCTGAAAAAG